GATAGCGTCGGGCTTAGTCCTGGAAGTTCGTCAGTCATAATTATTCTCCACTACTATTTATAAAAAAACTCCCCCGAAGGGGAGTCGTTAATTAAAGTTCATTGTTTCCTTTTAATACCCTGCCATCGGAGTTCCCTGAAGTCCCTCTTCTTCAGTATCTGTTTCGGCTGGGCCTAAATCAATCGGATAGCCACCTGGACCAAAGGTTGGATACCATTTTCCGTTTATCCAAGTATACATTATTCCACCACGAACCACTTGGTCACCGTTTCGGATTCCCTGAAGATTCCCACCACCAAACAAGTCTGGAAGGTTAACGCCACCACCTGGTGGAGTACCCCATCGTTTCCGCGGTGTTATATTCGGTTCGTCTGTGGGAGATGATGGCCCTTTAAACGGATTTCCGTGCAAATCCGTTTGTTCATTCAATGCTCTGTAGTAACCGGCATTGTATGCTTCTTGTAGTTGTTCGTTTGAATTCATTTGTTGTGCCTCTTCGTCTAAAATTTCGGGTGGACCATATTGTTGTGCCCAATTATAAAACATTGCTCTATCTAACATAATTAACTCCTTTAAGGGTTTGTTCTTTGTTTATATTTATAAAATTACACATTTACAAAGAAAAAGGGGAGTCCCGAAAGACTCCCCTGCTTCAATCATTATTATGATTAGTACCTTATAATCCGTTAGATTACGGGTAACTAGTTCCTGCGGCAGCGGCACCACCATGAAGTCCGTCTACTCTAAATATACGGAAGTACTGGTTGGTACGGAATGCTCCGTCTGCACTTGGTTCAAGGTCATTCGATGTTGTTTGTGATGTTTCAGCACCAAGCATATCTGCAACGAATGGGTTTTGAGCCATACCGTAACGAGTTTTAAACCCGATACGAGGTTGGAAATCGTTTTCTCCAACTGCACGAACCATTTGTAGTGGAACATATGGACAGTAGAATAAACCTGCATCGTAAGGTGAAGAACCTCTATATCCAACACAACAATAGTTAGTCGATGTTGAGTATGGGTCGATGTAGACTTTCATTTTACCATTAAGTGTACCAACGAATGTGTTACCTGTGTCATCAACATCAAGGTCGGTTGCTTTTGCAGGAGAGATTTGTAAGAAACCACTCATTGCAAGTGCGGAAGCGACATCTGAAGTACAGATAACAAAGTTACCTTTACCTCTACGAGTATCTTTAGCAATCTTGTTGCATTCTCTTTCGAGTTGGAACATCAAACCACGGAATCGTTCTGCACTCCATCGTCCGTCTGAGTCCTTATCGAGGTCATAAACACCACCGATATCAGCAACAGTTGCACCAGCAGACAAACCAACATTGGTTACGCCAGCACCTTTGTAGTATAGGTCACTTTGTTGACAACCAAGTTTAGCAACACGGTAGATACTTCTGATAACTTCTCGGTTGATTTCCGCAAGGATTTCAGTTGAGAGGATATTAGCAAGTTCTGTTTCTGCATCAAGTCCGTGAACTGCTTTCAAGTCTTGTGCGAGTTCAGTTGTGTATTCTGCTTTCAATGCACGGGTCTTAGCAACAACGGATGTTCGTTCGATGCTAAATGCCATTTCTGCAAATTGAGTACCAGATGCGGCACCAAGTGTTTCGGCAGTGCTTGTGGCCATACCACCAGACAAACCGACTGCATTGATTCCACCAGTTGTAGCACCTTGTGAACCTGTACCTAGTGGGTCACCAAGGTTTGCAGAGTTATCTGCATTAACATTAGTAGAACCTGCGGCAACTTCTGTCGCTGCTTCGTTAAACAATGCTTCGTTACCTGTGTTACCGTGATATCGGGCTCGCATTGCAAAGATAAGTCCAGTAGGACCTGTCATTGGTTGCACACCACATACATCATAAGCCATTAGGTTAGGCATCGCTCGTCTAACTAGTGAGATAAGTACAGGGTCGAAACCTTTTACTCCACCTTCACTACCAACTACGGGTGACATACCACCACCTACGGCATTTTGCGCTTGTTCGTTCAATGCCTTTTCCTGATTTTCTAGAAGAATGGCCGTGACATTCTTTCTATATGAATCTTTAATAGTAGGAAGTGAGGGATGCTCAATAATGGGCTTCCACTTCTCACTAAGAAATTGGCTTGCTGTTTCGATGTTTTGCATCTGTTTTCTCCTTGGAAAGTTCCTTAATTAAACCACTTTAGGTTATTGTTATATAGTAATTCTTAAACTTTGGACTGTTTTATGACTGTGTGTTGTTTTCATCAACATCTGCGTGATGACCGATAGTATTAAAGTATGCACTCATTCTTCCTGACAAACCTTCTGTTTCATCATAAGAAGGAACATCAACAGTTTCATTGAGTTGCATTGGTGCTTGGTATGCAACATTGTTGTTGAAATAACTTTCTTTGATTACTGATAGTTTGTCACTGAATTCTGCTTCTGAATTATACTCTACACCTCTTGCGAGTGCTTTAAACTTTTCAACTTCAGTGGCTGCAAGTCCGCGACACATTGATTCAAAAATCGTTTCGCAATTAGATTGTACAGTTTCCTTTGAAAGTTGAACATTTTCATGTAAAGTATTGTTTAATTTACCAGTAAGTTCTTGACATTTTGATGTTAATGTGTCTACCAAATCAACTTTACTTTCTGGAACTTCAATATAATGAGATTCAAACAATCCACGAAGACCATTCATAAATGATTCAGAAATTTCATTTTGAACGCCGCGGTCAATTGCTAGTTCATTTTCTGACATCCATTCTGATACAACATAGTTCATATACTCATCAAGTTGATTAGTTAATTGACTCTTCACACCAAGTACTTCTTCAACAACCACATCACGGGATTGTCGTACAAGTTCTGTTTGAATTTCTTCTACTCTTGAATTTACAGCGGCTTCAAATATTGCAGCGGCTTTTCTTCGGAAAGAATCTGTTAGTTCTTCTCCAGAGAAAAGTGCTTCAAGATGTTCCATTGTTTTGCCTCTTTTCTTGTCGTCAAGAGTTGCTTTTGCATTACCAGTATCTACTGGTGTATTTAAAATAGGACCTTTACCTTCAGCGTCTTCTGAACTTTTGCCGTCGCCAGTTTCTTCTGCATCTTTGCCTGTTTTCTTTTTCTTGTTGACTACCATTTCTGCTTTGACTTGTTCTCTAACAAGTGCTTCGTCTAATTCGACTTCATCGGTTGCATAAGAGATTCTACCCAATGCTTCTTGAATATATCTATCAGTTAAACCCATACTATTTAAAGTAGAGGCAAACCAATCAATTTTTTCATCGATTATTCTTTTGGTTTCTACAGTTTCGCTTCGTTCTATGAGGCGCCTTCCTGTATTTAATGGACTGTTTGACATGGAAAAATACTCCTTCAGTTTGATTATCTAGGTCAATATTTATTGATTGTATCAGTTAATATATATAGATTTCTATAATTTGGACAAGAAATCAGCAAAACAATATGCCGCTACTTCATCCAACGATGAAGTGTCCACGGATGAGATAACTTTTTTATATGAATCGATATGTTTTTCTATAACTAATCCGTTATCCCATACCCATTCTTTACCTTCCATTATACCATCTACAAATGCACTAGGTGCTGATGGGTCTGCAACGATATCTACAGCGGCAAGCATAAAATCATCTCCCACATATTTTGTATTACCTTTTTCAGTAAGAGAACCCATACCTCTTGTTGAAACTCCTAGTTTAGCACCTTCGTCTAATAGGCTTTTAACAATTTTACCGTATGGAGTATCCATAACTTTTGCTTTACCAACCACATCATTACCCTTTTCATATAACTCTGTAATGATATGAGATACTCTTTCAAGATTTACAGTTGGCCCTTCTGGGTGTCCAAGTTCGCCTAATGCTCTATTACCATTTACAAAATCTTTATTGTATTTCTTTACTTCGTTCATAAGAATTTTCTTGGGATATACTCTACCATTTCTATTCTTTTGTTCTGCTTGCATGAAGATACCAGTAATATAGTAATTAGAAGGCCCACCTTCAATATTTTCTTTAATTAGTTCTACATCGTGAGTTGTTTCTGTTATTAGTTTCATATTTTCTTTTACATTTAATACTGTCTAAAATGACCGTGCGGTTTCATATTTGCAGCGGCCATCATATTTCTT